CCATGCTTCATGTAAGAAGGAAAGAATATAGCAGTACCTTGTTCCATTGAATCCTCTACGTTGAATTTATCAACATCATCTGGAAACTCAAATGTACCACCTTCATAATGTTCTGGTGATGTTAATTGTATAGAAACTGATAATTTTCTTACTGTTTGTCCTGGATCTACAAAATCATATTGACCATCTTCATGTGGTTTATAAAACCCTTTGTTTTTCTCATCGTATTTTGTAATTTGAAAAGATTCTGGATCAGTTAGTTCAAAATTATAAAATTCTGCATTTACTTTATGTATTAACTGACATATGGGCATATATATATCTAAATGTTTTATAGAACCGTTTAACCAACTAACTTGACTTTGCCTTATAGAATTTGTTTCTTGTTTATTACCAGTATAGGCTTTTTCAAAGTTGGGTTTTGCTCTTTCTATTATGGTGTTACATAAATCAGCAGACAATGCTTTTTTTGCAACTATTATATTTCTTTTCATAAATTTATGTCCTTCTCATTTCTGGCACTGGATAATGTGGTGCAAGTATGTTTTCAAAAAAACTTATGAACATAAGTCTCTCTTCTTTAGGTTTTAAATTGTAAATAGCACCATGAGGGTTAGATCCATCAAAACCTATCATTTTATTATAAGAAGAGTTAAACAAACACTCTAGTTTAAATGTATTTAAATGCTCATTTAAATCTTTATAATATTCATCTAATTTTAAATTTGGATTTTTATGATAGTAATCATTTTTAAAATTTGGATTAGCTCTTACTGAATTAAAGTTACTCATGTGACTATTTTTTGAAGAGTATAATGCAGTTCCACAATTATCATGTTTTGATAAATATATTATAGCTGTAAACTTTGATTCATGATCATTATGTATCCAACCTTTTCCAGGATGCTCTTTGTTTAAAATATGAGCTTCAATATCTTCATATTTTATTTTTTGAAAAGAAGACGTAGCGTTCCATCCTACTGTTTGAAAGATTTGATGATCAGGATATAACAACCTTATAATTTTAAAATTAATGTCTTCAAACAAATTAAAATCAAATTGATTTTTTGGTTTTGCTCTTAATCCTGGATAATTTCCATCAGGTTTTTCATAAGTCAATGATTCAGCATAATCTCTGATATGGTCAGGTTTGTCAAAAAAATCATTTACTTGTAAGCTAGGAAAATTCATTTAAAAATATTACTTTTCCATAAAATATAAATTAGGTCTCTCATCATATTGATACTTTGGATAATACTGACCATTTTTTTCAATGTAATGAAGAAATACTTGTGAGTGATGTTTATAAGGAAGTTCATGTCTCCAATGTTCTTGCTCACAACCCTTATAAATAACAGCTTGACCAATACCTAATTCAAATTTTTTATCTTCAACATAAATTGCCCAGTTATCTCCACCCTCTCCTCCTAAATTTAAAGTCATGCTTACTTGACATGAAGGTCTATCTTTGTGTGGTGGACAATCTTGACCCTTAAAATATCTTCTCCAAAAAGAATAAGTTGGTGCTAATTCTTGTCCATATGCCTGTTCAACTTTTGGTTGAAGATAATGCAATATGTTTTCAAAAGGAGGATCAAATGCCATTTGACAGGTATCAGAAAACATATCATTCGTTTGTTCTCTTTGAACAAAGTTGTTTTCTATTAAATAATCAATATGACATTTTAGTAATTCAACTTGAGAAGTTGAAAGACAATCTATTATTTTATTCATGTTGAGATATTATGCGATCTAATAAGATAATTCAACAAAAAATCTTACCAAGGAAAAGTTGCATTTCCGTCTGAGTCTTCTTTAGCAGTAGCATTATGAATATTTTCTAAAAACTGTAACTCATTTTCCATGTTTGTTTTAATTTCTGATAACGTAGCAGAACCAATTCTAGTTTCTACCCAACTTTTTACATTAGCTTCTGTCACAGAATTATAAGCTGTAAAAGAATTTGATATATTAGAAACATTCATATCTAAATCTGCAACATGATCTAGGGTTATACTGCCTACTGTTTCACTTGTTCCAGTTAAAGTAGCGTTTACTCTAACTATTGCATCAGTATAGGTTGATCCACCTTCTGTAATATTTTTTGTGTATAATTTATCTATTGTCCATGCGTATGTTGCCATTGTGTACTCCTTAACTCTGCACTGTTCCTGAGACTGTTCCGTTATTTGTAAAAGTAAAACTTATTGGTGAAGCTCTTTCTACTGCTAATCCAGCCGCTCCTCCTGATCCACCAGAACCTCCACCAGAACCACTTGTAGTTGAGTTTGTTCCATTTGTTCCATTTGTTCCACCACCACCAGATTGACCATATCCACCACCAGCACCACCAGCACCACCAGGTCCACCATTTCCAGCTTGACCAGTTGAACCAGAAGAACCACTAGCACCAGAATCTCCTGCGGGTAAGTTCTGAAAACCTCTACCTAATCCTCCTGCACCACCAGCACCACCATTGTGACCAGACACTTGGTTTTGTGATTGTTGTTGTTGAGGAAAAGTCCTTCTTATATAATATCTACTAGAATTATATTGAAAATCATTTTCTGGACTATTATGGTTGTGAGAAGTTTCTAAAGGACCTCTATAATATGTGTATTGACCTGAAGTTGTAGATGTAGTCCCTATAGGAGGACCATTCCTTATCGTACTTGCACTCCACCTGACATAAGTACCTCCAGCGGGTTTAGGGTTTGCACCAACAAAGGACGGTGTTCCAGGACCATACATAGTCCACCATCCAGTGTTATAATTAACTCCGTTAAGTGTTGGACCTTGTTGACCAGTGGTTTGTTGTTGCTGTTGTTGTTGGAGGTTACCACCTTTTCCGCCACCTCCGCCACCAGCACCACCTCCGCCACCAGCTAAGATACTTCCATTATTAACAAAAGTACAAGCACTAGCGACTTTCATAGCGTCACCACCAGCAGATCCGTTAGATCCACTACCACCATTAGCAGATCCTGCACTACCACCAGCACCACCAGCACCAATAATGGTTCCATTATTAGTAATAGTTATTGGACCAGCACCACCAGAATCAACCTCTAACCCATACTCAGCAGTATCATCAGCACCAAGAGTAGTGTTAGCTGGTATAGTTACAACTTTGGGGTAGTCTACAGCATAGTCATCACCAAACTGAGCACTTAAATTTGACTCTGTAATAGAACCAGTTGCATATGTAAAACTAAAACCTTTAGCTTGATCGTAAAAATCACTTACGTCAAGAGCACCAGATGTTGCGATAGAAGCAGCAAGATTTGTAGCAGGATTGTTACCAGCTTTTTTTCTTATGTTAGAACCACCTCTATAAAGATCTCCAAGACTAATTGAACTCGAACCACCTACAAATTCAGTTCTTAATGCAGAGAACGCTAAAGATTGTCCAGAACTTGGTATTGCCACTGATTAACCTCCGTTAAGAATTTGTTGTTTTAGATGTGTTACTTCGTTGCTAAGTTGTTTGACTGCTTCCATCAAAACTGCGGTTAACTTACCGTAGTCTACAGATTTTGTTTGCATCTCATCATCTGCTGTCAACACAACCTCTGGTACAATACCCTCCATGTCTTGTGCTAATACACCAACTTGAGTACGAGCATTTTCTACATCATTTCTTTTGTAGTAAACACCTTGCATCTGCATAACTTTTTCTAAAGCATTTTCTATAGGACTTATATCTGTCTTAAGTCTTTTATCAGAGAAAGCAGTTACATCATTGTTAAATGTTGCAGCTCCCGCAGCAGACATATCTATTGTGAGTGCTGTTATTTCACTTGTTGAATCTTGTCCTTTTATAATAAAGTCTTTATCGTCAACATCTGTGGCTATTACAAAATCATTTGAGGAGTTTATAAATTTTGCGATTGTTGTACCATCATCCTTGAATATTACATCTGCACCACCTGCATCTAATATTATATCTCCAGCAGAATCAAATGTCATATCACCAGAGTTTGTTTTTACTGTGCTAACATTTACAGAGCCACCAGATAAATCTAAATCTACAAAGGCATCCACAACAGCCGCACCAGAACCTGCACCATCAAGATAAACAACTTTTGTGTCTCCAGGTCCTATGGTTACGTTTGCACCAGACCCTTGTGATATGATTATGTTTTGTGATCCACTTGTAGCGTTCTCAATCATGTGAACTCTTTTTAAAGTGTTTGGACCTATAGTTATTGTACATGCAGAATCTAGTGTTCCAGTATATTTAATATACATGGCTCTACCTTCATCTGCCGAACCATCTGCTATCGTAGTTGTATGTGTGTCTGCATTTGTTGTTATGGCTTCTGTTCCAAAACCTAATGCCTCACCAATTAATTCTAAATTTGTATTTGTTGACGTACCCCAAGTTCCAGATTCGTCACCTGTGGTTATTTCTTTTAACCTAAGATTGTTTACATATGTTGCCATTATGCTGCCTTCTCTATCCAATTAGCCACTTGCGTGGGTTCAATTAAGCTATAAACTTGTTCTTCACCAGTTGCACCAGTGCCACTAACTCCTGTTAAAGATAACACAGAACTCGCTGTTATTGCAAGAGTCCCTGCTGAAATTGATAGACTAGCCAGTGTTACTGCAATATCTGCACTACCAGTAACTGTTTCATCACCTAACGCTGTTGTTCCAACAACAGTTGTAACTGGTGCTCCAGTTGTAGTTTGTATTGTATAAACAATAGGAGTATTGGCTTGTCCACCCATTCCAGAATGGTTTATACAATAATAATATAATGTTGGAGCGTCTGTTGCTACAGTAATTTCTGTATAAGCACCTGCTGATCCAGGGGTATTAGCTGTTGTTACCCCAGTTGTGTATTGAGTTCCACCACCATGCGTACCATCTGAAGTTGTGCTAAATCTTAATCCATGAGTGGCATTACTACTATCGCTTTGATCAAATCTGTAAGTGTTACCTTCAAACAGTTCTAATGTGTCTTGTTGTACTCCATCTATAAAATATTTGTTATACCCACCTACATTTACAACAGTAACTGTTTTTGTTATTGTTGTAGCAGAATATCCACTTATAAATGTAGAAGCAGAAACACCAGTAGGTGAAACAAGTGCCGTACCAGTAACTGCCTCATTACCAATGTTTACTGTACCAGTGAGTCCAGTTTCAACGACTCTTGCACCTGCACCTGCGAGTGCATCACCGATTGCCATTGTTCCTGCAACACCAGTAACACTAAAAGTACATGTTCCACTAACTGTTGGATTATTGGATTGACCAGTTGCTTCTAAACCAGTCATTGGAAGAGTTTGTCCTACATCGGCAAAAACACCACCACCCCAAACTCCAGCACCCCAGCCATCGTTGCCCCAACCAGTTAAAAATCCAATTGTGGCAGATACACCAGTAACACCAAAAGAAATAGGTATTTTAGGTAATACAGTGCCAACGGAAGCAGTTGCAGATATACCAGTCGGTGTGATGACATGAACACTACTAGCTACTACTGTACCAATAGCACCAGTTGCTTCTAAGCCAGTCTCTATTACTAGAGACCCAGCAGTAGTTCCTTCATCACCAACGGCTGTTGTACCAGCAACACCAGTAACAGCAAAAGAAGTGTATTGTAAATGTACCAGATGTTGATGTCTTGTTAGATGTAAAATCTAAAACACATACAGCTTTGTTACTATCAGAGCTATTGTATATCAAAGCTCCCATTGCAGTAATTGTTGCTGTTGTAAAACTCAAGTCTGCAAAATCTGTAAACGCAGTAGTACCAGATGTTGTTGGATCTACTCTTGTTAAACTTCCACCACCAGTTGCATATGTTCCACTTGAGGCAACTTCACCAGTTGTTGTAAATGCAGTTGTTGTAGCTCCTAGTGTTGCAGTTGTAGATGACTTACCACCACTACCTTCTGCATAAAGTGCTAACTTAAAAGTATCTCCACCAGAGTTTTTAAAATTGTGTACACCTTCCATCAACTCTTTTTTGAAGGAAGTACACATTGCTTGTGCTATAGCCATATTAGAGTCTCCTTATAAATTCGGCTGTTTCCTTTTGACCACTAGATCTTAAGGCTTGGATTATAGTACCACGCTCTTCCTTTCTTGCCAAGACTAGGTAGTGATACAATACTTTTTTAAGATGTTCTCTAAATTGATTTGCTTGTTGTCTTATATGTGGAGGTGCTTGATCGGATATACTGACTATTTTATCAACTGCTAAATCTGCTATTTGCTCGTTGTTTAAACCACCTTTGTCTGAAGTCATTACATTTACTTTCCCAGCTTGTGATACTCCTACGTTAAACATTTTTCTTCTCCTCGTATGTTACTCCTGGTATGTCCTCTCTACCAATTATATTAGGTGTCGCATCTAAAGGCTCTGGAGGATCTAGTTTAGATTTTTTAGTAATCAACATTTCACCTTGTGTAGTTGTAGAAATTAGTGGGTCATCCAGCCTATGATAGCCATATAGTTTTTGATCCTCTGAAACATTAGTGTCTAACAAAGAAGAACTATTTGCTATGTGAAGTTTTATTCCTTTAGATACTGCTATAGCTAACCAAAACTCACAACAAGCTCTACCTGCCTCTGCAAAATTAACTGCTTTGTGTGTGAAATCTATACCATACAAATGTAGATCAGAAACTTCTTCCGCTATTGCATAAGCAAGTGCATAAGCAACAGTGTTGTTTAAATATGCATATTTAGTTTTCTGCAACACATCTTGTAGTGGATATTCTACAACATCTGGACATCTTTCATCTAACGTACAAGAAAAAATAGGAACATTTATTTTTGTTTTTAATCTTTCTGCCATTATATTTGTTTGTGTTCCAGCGTTAGGTGTATCTAAAAACCTTGACGGTGGATCCATCATGAAACATTTATCATGATATATAACTCCAGACATAGCGTTTATTGCCCAAACTTCATCGAACTTTTCGCTTCTAATTTTAGCTAAAATATATTCTGAAAAACTATTGCCTAATCCAACAATAGCTATGCTTTTATTTTTCATGTTGTGTAATATAAAGTTTGGACTAAAAAAGTCAATTTATTTGGTAGGTAGTCCTCTTCTGTAAGCATCTAGATTCTCTTGTCCCTCTGCATATCCTTTTAATCTTTGAATAGCTTCACTAAATCTACCATTGTATAATTGTAATATGTCTGCTTCACCTTTCATAAAAGTATATGCTTCTACAAGACAGGCATATAAAAGTGCGTCAGGTGCATTGGTGCTTATCCATGTGCTTCCAGAATCATCTGTAGTAAGTGATGCAGGTCTATAATAATAGTGTAACTCTACTGCAAAGTTAGTGCTTGGAGTTGGTGCTACTATGAAATTATCTACATCAAAAGAAGCGTAGTATATAGGAGACCCAGTAGTTGTTGGATCAGCAGTATATTCTTGAATAAGATTAACATCTTTTTGTAATAAAAAAACATTTTCATTACTAGCGTTTACATACGATAACGAATAAGTAGCTAAATAATCAGATGGTTTTTGTAAAAACTTATTACTGGCTGTCATGGTTCCAGTAACATTTTTTCTAAAATAATCTAAGTCAACAAGTTTGAATATTCTTTCTTCTGCGTTTTTTATAAAAAAATCTAGCTCATTAACAAAAGTCGTTTCATCGTTTTCTGTCCAATCTTGTATGGATTGTTTTAATGTTGTTAATGTAAAACTCATGATGTACTCACTGTCACTTCTCCAAGGCTACTTGTAACCTCAAAACTTGTTAATTTTTTACCTATTATACCATCTCCTGCGTTTGTGTACACCACGAATGCAGTTAAGTCTGTGTCTTGATTTGGTCTTGGTTCATACAAAGCTGTGGGGTCTGGACCTGGATAGTTAGGTTCTAACTGTGGGTGTTTAGCCTCATATTCATCTGGACCTACCTTAAGACCATTCCATTCTTTCCTCATTTCACGAAGACGGTAACGAAAGCCTGATCGGTCTGAATAACCCCATGCATTTTTGCCACTTGCGTACCTAGCCATTAGTACCTCAAATATGAAATATTAGGTGTTAATTTTAATGGTGTACTGTTTGCATCTTCTGCGGCGGCTCTTTGAAACTCCTCCTCATATAAGGCTTTTAATATTTGTATTCTATCTGGTGCTTTTTTAATAGCTATATAATAAGCTAAACCAGCAGCCATACATGGTAAGAATCTAAAAGGTGCATCTGTTGTGTTAACCAAAGTATCTGCGTCCTGTATTCGTCTTACATAATAGTAAACCAAGGTATAAGAATCATCTGGTGTAGACCATAACGTAATAGTAGGAGTGGTTTGCCTGTCAAAGAAATACTGACTTGGTTGTCCACTA